ACTAATACTATATATTCTCTAAAAACTCCTTAAGAGATTTCTTTTTAGGAAGTCCTTTATGCTTAGTTGATGCAAAGTCTTTCGCATCACTCTTCTTCATGGATGCTGCTGCTTGGGCAACCTCAGGAGAAGGGTTAGTCATGTCACCTTTCTTGGTGGCATAAACCATACCCATAAACCTTTGCTGTGCCTTTGATACGGCAGGCATTACTTCTTCTTGGTATCCATGATAGCACCCTGTCCATGCTTGGCACGGATGCTTGCCTTTACTTTCTCAAGTGCAGACATACCATCATAGGGTTTTTTCTTTCCACCACCCATAGCAACATTTTTAGTAGCACTCTTGTAACGGTTGTTGCCGTCAACACCACCACGTTCCATGCGACGATCTTTCAAGGAATCTTCAGTCTCTTCACCCATGCGTTTTGCAACGCCCAATGCTGCTTTTTTAATTCTACTCTTGATACCTGCTTTAGCAACTTTGGGTGCATCAGCAACTCTCTTCTTAGCAGTAGAGGCAGCACTCTTTACCTTGTCCTTTGCTGCATCGGCAGCGAAGGCAACATCAACTGCTGCGGTGGCAGCTTTCTTTTTAACATTACCAGCAACTTCTCCAGCCCTTCTCTTCATAAATTTAAGGCGTCCTTTAACTCTCTTCATCATTTCCGCTCTTTTATTCTTAGCATCTGCATCTTTAGATGTTTTTACAGCAGAATCATAGTAACTATCACTTACTTCATTAAGTTGTTCAGTTAGAGCAAACTCAATCGCCTCTTCAACATCATCATTTGAATATCCTTCACCAATTAATTCAAGATAAACACTTTCAACAATATCATCAAAATCTTCTTCTTTGATTGACTCAATCAGAGTGCCACCAATTTCTTGTATTGCTTCTCCAAGTTTAGGGTTGATGATTACTTTATTTTTTACTTTCTTCTCTTTAATTTTTTTACCACTTTCTTCATCATCCATTATTTCACGAAGATCATTCCTCCAACTGGAGTAACTTTCCTTCTTCATTTTATTTCTTTTTTCAATCTCTTTATTTTGTCTCATAATATCTTTGATGCTACCAGAGATACCAGTGAACCCATCCTTAGAAGGATCAGTCTGTTTCTTGGAGTCATCCTTATATCCACCAGCAGCGGCGGCAGCACGACGATTCTCATCTACCTGCTCAACTTCCTCATTCTTCACATCATTTCTATTATTCTTTTCAGCATCCTTGTTCAGTGCCTTGACAATCTTACCAGATTTTTTGCCTGCCTCAGTTCCTTCATCACCACCTTGTAGTGCTGTACGTGACAGGTTACCTGCCTTACGGAACATCTTGTTTCTCTTATCTCTTGAGAGTTCCTTGAAACCCTCTTCAACTTCAATCTCTTCCTTACGAGTTTTCATCGCTTTGGCAATTGCCTTACGACGTTTTAACAAATAATTATCTGATTTATCTTTGTCTCCATCATTATCAACATCACCATCTTCTTTACCTACAGGATCAAGTGCTTCCACTTTCATCTTTTCACGTTTAGCAGCAGCCTTCGCTAACAAACGTTCTTTAGCAGCTTTCTGTTCATCCTTAGGGATATTGAACATATCACGATCAGTTTTTAACTTCTCCTGAGGTGGTTCTACTTTGTAAGATTCACGCACAGTTTGTAAGTATACCTTTGAAATATCATCAAGGGGGTTCTTACCGATTCCATTAGGCATGGCTATCTACTACTTTTAGCTTTGTACTTATTTATGAACTTAAGAGAATTAGAATATCCGTTATATACTTTCCCACCAGGAGCAACATTTTTTGCTCCCTCTTGAGATCCTGGAGTTGCTGCAACAGCAGTTTTGTAATATCCACCAGTTCCAATAAGGGTGTTGGGTTTTCCAGGCAATCTCATTCTTCTATTCATAGACTTCTCAGTGTATTCCATTACATCACGAATCCAAGATTTAAACATATATTCTTGCTCAGTCACACAAATAAGATGATTTGTCCCTCTACGAATAATCTTACCAATCAATCCGGTATTAAGATTTTCAACAATGTCACCCATTTTGTAAATAAATCCATTTACATATTGTTCTCTTAATCCCCTTTGATCATACTTAGGAGCAATCTCCCACATTTCAGCAGTGACTTTTTGTTTCTTAATTTTCATTCCTGAACGAACTGCATCATATAGTGATTGTGTATCAGCATCAGCAACTGACTTAGGAACTCCTTTTTTAAATTCTTCATAGTCATCATCAATTACTGCTTTTCTCATCTTTGATGCAGACATTCCCTCCACACCATCAGCGTCAGAGTCTCTTGCTCCAGCAGAAACAACACGGATGTTATCAAAATTATACAACTCACCATTATACTTTGTAGCAAGACTTTCAAACTCTGATTGACGATCAGATCCAACAATGATATTTACATTTTTATATTCACCATCAGCAGTTTGAAGTACATTAAAAATAGATCGCATCTCGTCATCATTAATAATGTTCTCTTCAAAGTCAGGGAACATTTTTTTCATATAAGAAACTTTCATGTCAGCATCAAGAGGATTTTTCTTCGCGTCTTGTGTCCTAGATGGGTAAATTTTTAAATCTCCACCCTCAGATGTTCTCTTAGCCATCTGAAATAATTTTTCATGCCCTACGGTAGGAGGATTAAATCTACCAAAAGCAAGAGTGAGGGTATCACTATTTGCCTTTTTTTCACCACCAGTCTCCTCTTCACCACCTTTCTTTTTACTTTGTGGTTCTTTGTTCACAGACATTGTTTTTGTCTTGAGAACCGGAGTTACTTTCTTTGTATTTGGAGTTTGATCTGGATCTTTACCTGGTTTCTGATTTTTATTAAAGAATTTTAATTTACCATCTTCTGTTTTAGCAACAAACTCCCCAGAACGATTTAACCAACCGCCATGTCCGTCGCCCTTTAGTCCAAGTTTTCTCGCCTGTGTTGCAGCTTGTGATTCCGCTTCACTAAGGAACTGGAAGAAACTTTTCATTTATATATGATTTCCTATATCTTATTTAGCGTAAGTGAGTTTGCCTGTCTCAATCATAATTTTATCTACATATTGTCCCGATCCATCTTTATAGTTTCTTTTCTTAAATCTAAATTTAAAAATAAAATTATTACTATTAGATTCTCCTTTTGGCATTATTCTAATATCACCTGCCATTTTCTTTGCAACCAATTTAATTGGTTTCCCTTTATCTCCATATTTTCTATACGCTGCAAATTGTCCTGGTTGCATTTCTTTTACTTTACCACCAGAGGATTTTACATCAACAACCTGTGCCATATCATCTCCAAAGATCGCTTCCTCTATAAAATTAAAAGCTCTATCAGTAAATTTTGGATCATCACTATTAACTAAATTATCAGAAAGTAATTCAAATAATGCAGAAACATATTGAAGTTTCGCATCTCTTTTGGCAGCCTTAATATTTGCCAATAATGTATTTGCTTTTACTGCTGTTTTTCCTCTGGGAGAAATGACTGAATACATTGCTTCCAAACCTTTAATGACTCCAAGGTTGGCAACAGTTGATGAGTCGCTCTTGACAGAGATATTGATTTGATCTTTAATTAATTCTCGCCCATTAGCAAAAATAGTTACAATGATATCCGCTTTGACATTACCATCTGCTTGCTCTCCGGTTACTCCGTCAGCTAAAACATTATACCTTATGACATCAGTTTCTTTATTTAAAAGAAATTTTTTCTTTGCGATGATTAGTCTTCTAAAAAGAATAGATCCTCTAGACGCAATTAGATTATCTACTTTTTTTGCTAATTTTCCATAATCTCTTTTTTCTTCAACATACTTAGAATATTCATCACCAAATCCAGGATAAACTTCTGCAGGTTTGAGATAAACTTCCAATCCAACTTGAATGTAATCGGCAGGATTATCACCTCTCTGCTGAATAAAATATGGTTGCCCATTAGACATGTTAGGATTGAGATTACTATTACCAGGGGCAATTTCATATCCCAATGGATCATCTTGGGGGAACAATCTTTTGATACCAATTCTTGGTTTAATGTTCTCCAACAATACTGTTTCTTTTCTAAGTTTACTTATATTTGATTTTACTTTTTGCATGTTCTCCCCATCATCAGGGTCAGCAAAGATCATGGCAATATACATCGCCATGATCCCTTCGATTATACTACCTTCCTTTACACCAGTAGCCATTTTTTTAACTATTTAGAGTTTTACTCCAACAAAAGAATCACCAACAACTCTAGTATATTGTTCTAACGTACCATCTTGCTCACACTTAAGGTGCCAACGTGTCAATACAGTAACACCATCTTCGGTAGCACCAGTCATCATATGACGACCTTGCTTAGTCATTGACGAATACAATCCATACCTAGTTTTCCAAACATAAAAAACATCATCAATCAAGTTAGCACCTTCTGGTACTTCTATTCTGTCAGTTGCTGTCTGAATCATCTTCCTTCTTTTTATTAAATCCGAATGGACCTTCTTTTTCTTTTTGCTCTAGAGCAAGTTTTAACGCAAGTCCACCGACTGCTTCCATAACTTTAAGAACTTGTTCTGGTTTTGCATTTTCACCAAGTTCTTTAGATACGTACCAATACTTAGGCCAGAACGTTTCTCCAGCCTTTTGATAATCCTCAAGTGTTAGTAGTTTCATCTTTAGTGTCCTGTTGTTTTTCAAGTTCTACTTCAATTTCAGAGTCAAGTTTTAAAATTATTCCTCTCAATTCTCTGACACGTTCAGAAGGAAATTCGAAAGAGTCATCTTTAGTTTGAAGATACAAAGACTGCCTGAGTGCTGCTGCTTCACGCAGTCCTAATTTAATATTCATCTTCCAAACCTCTGATCCATTTTTAGTTTAATAAAATACATTCCCAATAACCAAACGGAGAAAAGAAATCCTTCTCCGTAACTCATAGTATTCCATGCATGAACTGCACTATCCATCAGACATCACCTTCCTTACGGTTTTCAGAATAATACGCATCAAAAGTTCCCTCAGGATATCTAGCAGAGAGTTTCTCAATATTCATATCAAGAATCTCATCAAAGTTGGTGTCCAATGCCATGAATGCTTGAGCAAGATACCAACAGATATCACCCAGTTCACGTTTCATATGAAAGACATTATCTTCACTATAAGGTTTACCCTGAAAAACAATCTTCTTTACAACTTCAGTAAACTCACCTGCTTCTGCAGATAACCCAAGAGCAGCAGTTAAGAGTTGAGTAGTATTAACTCCATTCGCTTCAAGTTCTGCCAATCGATTTGCCATGACTGCATAATCAAGACTTGGAGCACTGGTAGTTTGCTTAACAAATTCAGTGTAATTGTTCATAGTTTTCTTTTTTAATTGTTCGCGATAAAATTCTTTAGTCCACCCATCATTATAAGGTGAGTTTGCTTCAATTTTAAGTTGGAGTCTATCCATTATCCTTGATATTCGGGGGTGAATGGTTGTTGTTGATTTTCAGGGAGAGATTGTTGGGTTGATAGTTTTTGATCAGGAAACATCACGTCAAATTCTTCATCAGAAACTTCTTTCCAACTACCACCAACACCGCCGTCCATATTAACGACGATATCTTTACTGCTATAACCATCGGCTACTACAATACTATTTGTTGGAAAAGATTTAGAAGGACTCATATCTACTATATCACCGGGAAGGGGATTAAACATATAGTAATGTCCTTCCCATCTATTGTTTCTCATATTGAGAAGATTGACAGCATCTTTTTGACTACCACAATCAGCAATTTTTTCACCTCTGGGATTAAATACCGAATAGTAACCGTTCAAAACTTAAATCCCTCAAATGATTTTTTAGGTTTTTCATCATAATTATACTCTTCTTCTTGCCCACTGTCAACCACATCATTCTGCGCCGACTGTTCACAATCGTAAAGACGCATCTTAGAACGATCAATACCAACCATAAATCTCTTATTGACATTTGCATCATTATATCGATTCTTCAATTGCTTCACCATAATCTGTCCCAAGGATTCGAGTTCTTCAGTTGAAATAAGGGCAAACATAAGATCAGCAGTAGCAGGCAAGCCAAAGGACTCACTAGTATCAGTAAGCTCCACATCAGAGCTGCCATAACCAGAACGGGTAGTCTGGGTGGCAGATACGATAGGTACTTTCGCTTCGACAGCGAGTCCTCTAAGCTCTTCAGCAATCGCTTTAATATATGAATATGAATTGACATTGCTGTTTCCGCGATACCTGCTGGAAGCACATATATTAAGGTAATCAATGAAAATAATGTCAGGACGAAATGATTTCTTAATAGCGAGTTCATTAAGAAGTCCACGGAAATGTCCAGCATGAGCACTAGCAGTTGGATACTCTTTAATTATAAGAGTGCCTTGAGTCTTCTCAGCAAGTTTTGTTACCTTGCTTTCAAACATCTGTTTAGGTAGATCAGTTATCTCCTGGATGTTAACATTAAGAAGGTTAGCATCAATTCGCTCCGCAATTTTCTCCTCAGCCATTTCAAGCGTGATGTATAATACGTTTTTCCCTCCCAAGAGTGAGGAAGCTGCCATATGGCACATAAACAAACTTTTGCCGACACCAGTGCCAGCGAGAGCAATGTTAAGTGTTTTATTCGGCAAACCACCCTTCGTAATTTTATTAAAATAGTCAAGATCAAACGGGATCTTATCTTCCTTCCTATGATAAGATTCATATCTTGCCTCATAATCTTCAAGGTAATCATGTCCTACATGGCTGTCAAATGATACTGCTAAAGCATCTGATAAAATAGTTGGAATGGCATCTCTATTTTTCTTTTCATCATTACCATCAGCAATGTAAATAGATTCCATCAGTGCCAAATAGATAGCACGATCGCGACACCACTTTTCAGTAGTAGATATTAACCATTCAAACTCTGTAGGTGCTTCTTCTAATGAAGAAATGAGTTGGGTAATTTCTTTAAAATCACTATCAGTGATATCCTGACGCTTCTCTGTTTCGATACAAAGAATTTCTTTGGTAACTGGTTTATTGTATTGCTCTACAAACTTAAGAATCTCTTCGTATACAACCTTTTGACTACGATTCTCAAAGTAATCTGATTTTATAAACGGAATTACCTTACGGACATATTCCTCATTATGAAGTAAGTTTCTAAGAACTAAAAATTCAACATTATCCATAACTGAATTCTTCACTAGCAATTTGATCCAGTTTTTCCATTATCTCTGGGGTAAAATATTGTTCTGGATCTTTGTAAATTGCCTTAGCATAGACTTTCTTGCCATCCATTTCATAGCGTCCAGCCACATTCTTCCAAAGTCCACCGAGTTCTCCAAGTTCCAGCAAACCATAATACTTATCAAGTCCACGCTCATCATAGAAAAGACGAACAGTAACATCTTTATTTTCTTTACTTAAACGCGACTTAGCAGTCTTAGCCTTGATAAGATTTCCAACGACTTCCGTTCCATCCTTTTCTTTCTTTTTACTGAGATAGATGATTGTAGATGCAGCATACTTGAGTCCACTACCTCCACCCATTTCTTTCGTAGGTACATAAGATCCAATAACATCGTAAGTGTGGTTAGTAACAATCATTGGAATTTTAGCCTGTCCCAACTTCAGGGTTAACATTCTGAAAGCTCCTTTAACCAACTGTGATTTAGTCATATCACGAACCTGTTTGTCATCAAGAGCATCACGAATCTCTTTCTCTGTAGATAACATACCCAAAGAGTCTAGCACAAACATACAGGGTTTCCTATCTTCCTCTGATGTTTTAAGGTAGATATCAACAGCTTGTAGTGCTTTCTGTCTGAATTGTTCAACAGTAACTACATTCACTACAACGAAACGTTGTAAATCAATCCCTCTACTTGTGAGAAGAGACTTATTAACTGCTGCTTCAGTGTCAAAGTACAAACAGTAACCGTCAGGATTACTATCCAGAAAATTCTTAACCACAGCGAGACTAAAGAAAGTCTTGCCAGTAGAAGACTCGCCAGCAATGGCAGTAATCTTATTCCCAGATACACCACCAAATATGCTACCTGAACAAAGTCCGTTAAAGATGTACGAACCCGTGTCCACGTAAGTTTCGGTTTCGTCGATGTCTGCTGCCAGTTGGGTGTACTCATCTCCAATCTCTTTTACAATCTCTTTAAGGAAATCCATAATAAATTAAAAACTAAAAATTTTTAGGGTGAGTAATAACCTCACCATGTATTTCATCAACATGTGCATGATCAATGTTGATGTGAGCACCAGTTTCTAAAACTGTTGCAATTCGTTCAAGTGCATCAGCAATTCTATCTATTGATGATACGTTTTCATTAATCATTCAAATCACCATCCCGTGTTGTTCTCTAAGTATTTTCTTGTAAGGTCCTCCAGGATTTGCATCCCTAACCTCCTTGATCTTATTCAATTTTTGATAAAGAGACGTATCGCCACCTAATCTCAATGCACTAATAATAGTGGCAAGTTCGTTGTCGCTAATAGGCAAGTCCATTATCCAAAGAAAAGTTCAAGGTTTACAGTTTTTTCTACATTCCATCCAATAGAATCTAGGATGGATTTCAGTGGTTCAAGGAATGATTTCTCAAATTGTAAGTCATAGTCAACGTACTTGTCAAGATTTAATTCCTTAGGAAAGTATTGAATGAAAGATATTACATTTTCATGAATGTGATTTGGTTTTTTCAAATAACAGAACTTAATCTTTTCTCCATTTTGAATTAAAGAATATTTGGAATCTAGTTTATTCTCTTTGATGTAGTGATTATAAAGAAGTGCTCCCCTAGCATGAATAGGAGTTCCTTTGCTGTAGATAGTAGAGTGTGATCTATATTTCACAACATCAGAGACAGAGCGTGGAAAAGAAACATCTTCAGGAGGAAGTTTCTTAAATTGATCACGACTGTCATCAATGAATTTAATCATCTCATCTTCAGTCCCAGTCATCAAAATTTTAAAAGCATCCTTCAACATTTTACGACAAGGAGCTGGAGTTGATGATTTAACAGATTCAATACCCATCACTTTTAGTTTAGGTTCTTCATATCGGACACCCTCACTATCCCACACGTTTAGAATGTATCGCTTCTTCGCAGTCCAAATACCACGATCAGCAATATTCTCACGCTTCATTTGCATTTTTTGATCGTATGCCGATACATACGTCGCCAAATCCGAATAACACTTGTCAATATACGGTTCCAATTTGTCACTACAAACCATATCAAGTAACTCCACAATCTTTGCTTTGTCGCTAGAGCTATTAGCAAGAAATTTATCAACAACAGGTCCCATATTAAGATAGATGGAATCTGTATCTGATGCGATGACATAATCGTCGTCTTCTGTTTTTAACAGATTATTTAGATATTTGTTCATCTTTTGCTCAATCCAACGGATTGAAACTTGTCCAGACAACGTGATTGCTTCTGCGTTTGCTAGTTTATAATATCTAAAGTATTGATTACCAATAGCACCATAAGCAGAGTTAAGAGAGATCTTTTTAGCCATTTGAATGTTATTACATCTGGCAATCTCTTTCTCAAGTTTTATGGTGGGGGTTTTTTCATATTGTTGTCTTGCCGCGAGCATTTTCTTTTTAAAGACAACTCGATCCCCATACATCTTCTCCATCAACTCAGGCAAAAACCCACGGACATCTTTACGATACATTGCACCGTTGGCACAAATCGCATTGTCCTTATAGAGTTCAAAATTTATTTCTTCTTTAAGAATTCTATCAACTGAAGCTGTGGGATGTCTCTCATCCAGAAGCGTCTCTGGAGAGATGTTGTACTGCATAATAAGATGAGGATAGAGAGAGTTGAGATCGAAAGACACAACCCAATCATACTTTCCCGGAATCGGTTCCTTAACATAAGCACCTGCGTACTTTTCGTTTTTATCAGTATTTCTCTTTGGTGGAATAACTATATCACGTTTCTTTAAGTAGTTATAAATGATGTTATCCCACATTCGAACTTGATAGAACACATCGTTATAGTTGACTTTAGCATCATAAGCCATTGTCAAAGCAAGTTCGATAAGTTTCATCTTATCTTCCAACCTATCAACGAGTTCTACGTCAACAATGTTATATTCAATATATTTCTGCCACCCATGAGTATAAAAATCTTTGAAAGTTTCATACTCAGAGTGATCAAGTTTCTTTTGCCCGAGTTCCACAAAAGCAATATAATCAAGACGATATGATTCTTGTGCTTTATATGTAAACTTCTTATATAAGTCAAGATAATCCAGTTGACATACACCACCCACATCAAATGTAGTATGCTTGCGCCCTTGAATATAAGTTTCACCCTCACTCACAAGTCCCCAGGGCGAAAAACGCTTCATCAGTTTTTCACCAAGCACCCGATTAAGTCGTTTACAAATATAAGGTATATCATAAAGTTGAATATTCCATCCAGTCACAACATCAGGAACATCAATCATCCAATAATTAATAAAAGAAGAAAGAAGTTGATGTTCAGTTGGACAATGATGATAGGTTACATTCTTTTGTTTATTAACAAAAGGTTTTGCACCCCACGTAACAATCTTCTTCGTGGTGTAATCTTGAATTGTGATCGCAAGGATTTCTTCCTGGCAGGATTCAACATCAGGAAATCCATTCTCCGATGCAGTCTCAATATCAATTGTGATTAGTTTTATTTTACTAATATCAAACTTGATTTCATTCTCAGGATATTTTTCCGAAATGTATTGATAGATGTATCTATCATTTCCAAAGATTGAAAATCCTTCAACATCTTGATATTTTTTATAGAAATCGCGACAATCTCTAACAGCACCAGGTTGAATTGGTTCTACACTTTCACCATTCAGCGTTTTGTACTTGGTTCCCCTTTTACTATTGACAAAAAGAGTGGGACGAAACTCACTGTCTCTGATCTCAAATCTTTTTCCGTCTTCAACTCCACGAACCAAAAACTGATTACCGATCAACTGAACGTTGGTGTAAAATTTCATTTAGTCTGTTCTAAGTATTTTTCAAGTAATGTTGGCATAGGATTAGCAAGTGTAATAATCTTATCCGAACTAATCATAAATGAGTCTTCCATGGTGTGATCTATCATCCATGGAGAGAGCATGTTACCCTCACATATTTCCATAGGATTAATTAACTTACAATCGGGTTCACCAACATCAGCACCTACTTCTTCAATCTCACTGATCAGTTTCTCGTTGTTCGTCAGTAGAATCACTTTCACTAGTTTGTTGCTCATTTCCAACTACATCCTCCAAATACATTTCTTTGAGTTTTTCTTTAGGTTCGACTATCGTTACCACCCATTCTACAGTAAGAGGGATAACGTTATCTGCAGCTAGAGGACACCAAGGATAAAGCGAAACATTAAATGCTGCTTTTTTATTTCCTTCCTCTTGTCGTTCTGTGTTTAAGATTTTAACAACACAGGGTTTATCCAGAAAATATCCAAGGACTTTTCTATCCGCGTCTTCACCGACTGCCATCTCACTGACATCAGCAATAACGTCTTCACCAGACTTTAACAGCAAAAGTTTTACAGTCATCTTTAGTTCATACCTTCCATCATTCTAGCAATAAAAAAGGGGGGCGTCAACTGGATTTTGCCAGTTGCCCCCCAACGGCGACGATATTTTTAGGTAGCCGCTTCTATTTAGAGATAGTCCTTACGAGCATGGTGTTCAGGAACAATCTTCTTCACAACAACAGCGAGAAGTCCGTTTTCAAAAGTCACATCAGTCACCTCCGTGCCCTCAGCAAGCGTCCAGGATCGTTCAAAGTTCCTATGGGCAAGTCCTTTATGAAGGTATTGTCCCTCCTCGGTGGTTGCCTCTCTCTCCCCTTTGACTGTGAGTTTACCATACTCTGTATAAACTTTGATTTCATCTTTTGAAAATCCAGCCAGAGCAATCTCAAGTTTAGTCTCTGTGTTGTTTAATTGTACAACATTATATGGGGGATAGTTACCTTGTGTTTGGGCATGAAAGACGTTGTTTAGATAGTCATCAATCCCGATAGAATTGCGGGTGATTTTATCCATCAGCTGATCTAAGTCAGCAGCATTAAACTTCATCAAGTTAGTCATTTAACTTCTCCTTCTTAAGCGAGAGTGTGTTGTGAGGACCCTTACGGCATCCACTACTAATTATACAAGAAGCACAAAAAAAGCGGGTGTTGAAACCCGCTCATTTTTATTCGGTTTTACTCAAATATTTGCCCAATACTGACAGTCGGTAAGCCATCATTGCCAAAACCAAATGTTGATTTCGGATATTTCTTACTGCTGCTGGGCACTTTCCTTTCCCTTTTTTCCAATATTATACTTCTGTTCAAGCACCCAATCTCCCTTATCCTTATAAGAAAGAACTTTGATTTGATTCAACGGTGCGATATCAAGAACCGTTTCCTCATCTACAATAGAAATCAATCCCCAGTCAGAAAGTAAACGTACAATACGATTGCGGCGTTGAACGTCGTTAATAGAAAGATTCGCGTGCTTACCATCAAGTGCAAATAATTCCTTAAAGTGAACAATATAATACTTGCCCTGTTTATGAAGAATATGGCAAGACTGATAAAGTTTCTTCTCTTTCCTAGAAGCAACTCCTATTCTTGTCAAAGTCTCTCTAACTTTTAAGAAATCATCTGGTTCATTAAGTAAAACTTCGATCATCTGATCTTGAGTCCAGTGATACTGAGGTTCCACAGTATTACTCATTTTGCTCCTCCAATGTCAAGTCGTTGTTTAATAAAATTAATCTGTTCATTCGTCAGGATTTTCAGAGCTTGAGATGCCTTTTCATTACTATAACCATAGTATTGTTTGACACTTTCGAGATCCGTGACTTTATCCTTACGGAGCCAGGGAGAAAATCTCTTCTTTTTCCTCAGACTATTTAGATAAAATTTATATTGCATATCTTTATCTAGGTGATGATGCTTATTCATCTCATTAGCAAACAACACACAATCTAGATGTCCAGATAAACAACGATTGATAATGTAAGGAGGGTAGGATTTAACTTCCTCAGATAAATCTTCCTTCGTAAAATTAATTGAGTTCAGCCAATCCTTTAATTCCATAATTAAAAAGTAAAAGTTCCTTACGATCTTTTTGTTCACGCATATACTCACCAACAGATCGCATAGTATATGTTAAATCAAATTCACCAGTTTGCCACCCATCAAATCTTTCTTTGATAAGTTGAGATGAATTGTAGGATATCAGTTGATTACTAACAGAACGATCACAGTCATTGGCAAATTGATCATGATCAAATCCTTTATGCATACTACCTCGTTTGCCATAAAGATTACTTCCAATCTCATAAGGAGGATCTAAGTAGATGAAAGTTGATTTATCATCACAAAGTATTTGTTTATAACTAAGATTGGTGATCTTCCAGTTCTCAATTATCTTTGTGTATCCTTGTAGTTTTTCAATTCCTCGCATTGAGAAGTTTGAGTCACTTGCTTGTTTGCTGAAGGAGGATGACTCGGTGAGACCAGAAAAAGAACACTTATTGACAGTATAAAAACTGACAGCACGCCATAAAGCGTCATTATTGGATTCATCATTTAGATACTCTTTTGATTCAAGGAAAAGACCTTTTGCAGAAATAGGATCAGGATATCTAGATTTAAGTTCCTGAAGTTTCTTATATAGATTATATCCATCATCTTGGAGAACTCTCCAAAAGTTATAGAGAGGTTCATACAGATCGTTTACCCACACGTCAAGATGTGGATACTTTTTAGTAATGTGAATTGCAACACTACCACCACCAAGAAAAGGTTCCCGATACTCTTTATAATCGCGAAGATCTGGGATGTAAACATCCATCTTTGTGCAAGCACGAGACTTGCCACCAGGATATCTCAATGGTGTTTTAAAAGACTTCATTTAAACTCACATTCTACCATAATCTCAGTTAAACATGCGAGCATGTTTATTTCTTGATCCGCTACAAATGCCATTTGGTATTGATACTTAGCAAGAATAAGCACAGCAGCAGGAACACTAGAGTTTGCCAGGGATGTATAAAGAGCATCGTAAATACGACGCATAAGTACACCAGAATCATTATCCAGGTTATCCACCACCCACTTCCGAACTTCTGCAAAGTTCTTTGATTTGAGGTTCTGAATAAGATTATTGACTTTAACATCTGAGAACGTCGCAAGTATTCCAGCATCAATAGATCCTCCTGAAGAATATCTTTGACATTCATTAAGAACACGTCTCCAATCTGGGAAGTGTTTGTTAATAAGTTCTACCAGGACCTTGTTATCATATTTAACACCTTCTGTATCCAAGATTTGTTGGATACGTTTGAAGAATGAGGCTGCAATTGCCTGTCGCTCTTTTCCCTTAATGGAAAATTCGACAACGGCGCATCGCGAGTGGAGGGGCTCAAGAATTTTGTTTTTATAATTGCAGGTAAAGATAAATCTGCAGTTACTACTAAACTCCTCAATAAACGCCCGTAGGAGGAGTTGTACATCATTGGTTGTGTTATCTGCTTCATCAATGATGATGACTTTGTGTTTTGCAGTTGACGAAAGCGAGACGGTCGAAGCGAAATTCTTCGCATTGTTTCGGACAGTATCCAAGAACCGTCCCTCATCGGATCCATTGATGACATAAAAATCTACTCCTAGTTCGTTACACAATGCTTTAGCAACTGTGGTTTTCCCACATCCTGCAGGACCTGAGAGTAGAAGATTAGGAACTTCTCCTTTATCTAGGAAGTCTTGAAAAGTCTTTTTAATACTTGGTGGTAAAATACATTCTTCAATTTTACGTGGGCGATATTTCTCTACCCACAGAAATTCATCACGCATAATCAAATCCAGTCAGGTTTGCGGTGTGGCAACCGAAGGTAATTATCGCATACCCATGGTTTAGATGCAATATACATCTTATATTTGTCAAAGATGGATATTGAAGTATCCAACTTAAACTCATCAGGTCCAGCAAATACAAAGGGTGTTGTGTCTTTTCCACTACGTCCTTGAGGATCTGCAGTAGGAAGTATCTCCTTTGCTGCTAAGAGAGTTTTCTGGCAGGTGTGAACCTTACCATAGCGAGCAGTGTACTCATCACACATAGCAAGTCCATGAGCAAGCAACCATTGCCAGTTAGTTACAAACTCATTCGCCCAGATAGTACATGGGTGATTACGAAAAGCACCCTTCTCAGTAGCATAGGGAGTACCGTCTGCTCTAGGAAGAGTGCCGAAGTTATGTCCCCATTTGTCAGAGCATACAATAGCAAGCATCTGACATGTCTCCAAGGGCATCTTGACAATGTGTTTGTCAGGCAAAACCCTGGCAGACTCCCAAGGACTGGGAGAAGTCACAAAGATATTCATTCAAAAGTCGAATCAGGTTCTAAAGCAATATAATAGATTAGATCATGATTCTTACTATTGAACCGAGCAAGAAGTTTTTGAGATACAACTACATCATAAGTTCCAGGAAGAATCTTGATGTTCTCTACTTTGAAGTTAAAATTAAATACTGCATTAGTTTCTCCAACAACTTCTTCATGAGCGTTAGAAGTATCATTCTTCTTGTCACGAACAACAAGTTTTACTACACCGTTCTCACCAACAGCGGAGATATCTGGCAGTTGATAAACAGCAGCTGCTTTCAAAAGTTTCTCAAGAACTAGAGTAGATAATTCGAAACATACATCTTCACTAGGGAGAGAAATTTCTTTATCGGGAGGAGTAACAATGACAGAAGGATCAGCAAAGAAATATTTGGAGCGAGAACGTCCTTCTCTGATCACAACATATCCATCATTAGCAAAATCAAGTTCAGGTTTTTTATGGAGACTCATACCATTAAGGAATTGGTTGAGATCATAGATACCAAAATCTTTAGAAAATTCCTCACTAATAGTTGCTTCAGCAAGAATGTTCTTCATCACACTAATAGTGCGAAGTTTACTACCCTCTTTAAAAAGAATTGATTGGTTGATCGAAGAAAAGTTTTTAAGAAGAGAAAGAGTAGAATCAGAAAGTTTCATAGGGTTGCGAATTTTCATCACTGAGGGTAAGTTTCACGTTTTGCATTTTTGTCATTGAAATGCATTAGAAGGACAGCATAATGCAGAATCTTCATAATGTCACGGCGGGCAGTGCCCTTCTTATCATATCGTGACGCATACTTGAGGATGTTGCTGCGACAGAATGCCTCACCATCACCACAAGCTTCGATAAGATCAAGAGTCTGAATCTTATCATCACCAGCAGAATAATGCTGTTGATATGTTCTACCAATGTACTCTTGTAATTCTTTGATAATTTCATCTTCACTGTACTTCCTTCTACCATTGGGAGTTGGAAGATCAGGAATTGTAAGTGAAATTAAATCATCATCACCTCCCCAAAAATCAATGTAATCAGATTCACTTGCTTCACTAATACTACTCGTTAGAATAATATTTTCATCATATTTATTTTCAGACATAACGTCGTGTAGGAAACTCCAAGAAGTCATACTTTAGTATATCAAGAGATAGTTGTTTCGTCAATGGGCATTTCAAAATCAGCATCAACCTTGTCGTACAATTCTAAAAATGCTTGCTTAGTTTCATCATCGAAACGATTGATGCAAACTTGAATTGCTTTTCCCTTATCGCCAAAAATGCTATATGCCTTCATGATATGGACAAGTCGGCGGGTGCTGATAATTTCTTCAATACCACCATCATAGAATGTTTTACGAATGATGTCAGCCCAGTCCGTCAGACGCTTACAAAAATCAACATCAGCACAAAACTTTTCTAATATTTTAGTTTCAATAGTAGTTGGTGGGTATTCTTGTTCAAAGGTTACAGGGAACCTTTCAAGGAATGCTTCGTTGAGCACATTAGTACCAATGAATCGTCCATCATCTGAACCTTTACCTTTGGTATTTGCTGTGGCAAATATTTGGAAACCCTCTGCTGGTGAAACCCATTTGCCAATCTTCTTGAGGAAAACCCCCTTTCCTTCGAGAATAGATTGGAGACAAAGGATTTTGTTTGAGGCAAGATCGATTTCGTCAAGGAGCAGCACAGCACCCCGTTGCAGGGCTTCAATAACGGGTCCGTTATGCCAAACGGTTTCGCCATTAATAAGGCGGAAACCACCAATGAGATCATCTTCGTCTGTTTCGATTGTAATATTTACACGGATGAGTTCTCTTTCGATTTGAGAACATGCTTGTTCAACAGAAAACGTTTTACCGTTTCCCGACAATCCAGTAATAAATGTCGGATAAAATACACGGGACTTAATAATTTTTTTAATATCACCAAAGTTACCAAACTTGACGAAGGTATCATCTTTCTCAGGGACAAGATTTTGCTCAACTGCTGGTAAAGCTGTAGGAGAATTATAAGTCACTTCCAATTCTTCTACAGTTTCTTTAGTTACTTCTAAATTCCATTTACCACGTCCGACTTTACAATCAGTCAGTTTGTTGGTAATGGTTTGATAATTAAAATCATTCATCTGACAAAATGCTTTGATTTCAGCAGACGTTACTGATTCACCATAGGATTCATGAAGACAGTTAATAATGGTTTGCTTGGATAGTCCCATGTTCCTTTGTTGTTTACTTTCATATTATACACAAAAAGGAGAGGCAAAACCACCCCAGTGTTCACTTAGCATACCGTCCATACTTAAACATCATTGCACCTAGCAACCATGCATCTGTGAGTTTTTTAGGTCCTTCTAAAAGAACTTTACGAATCTTTGGATCAGTTTCGCTCTGTAGTGCTATTTCTTTCCAGTTCATGCCACAAGGGAGATAAATTCTCCCAGAACTTTTTTATTTAGTTTCTTAATCTTGAGACTTTTGGCAAATGCAGATTTTATCTTTGCCTTAGTAGCACCCTCATCAACATCAAACTCAACGTCTTGAGATAGAGCATTACAAGAAAGTCCAAAGTATGCGTCATATCCAGAGTTGCGGATAACAAAACTTCTTTCCTTTCTCCATTCAGATTGTAGTTTAGACAGTTCAGGCATACCCTCATAATAAAGTTTCAAGAATGAATTAGCGTCTCTTGGAGCAAGCAAACGAATGCCAATAAAATTAACATTTGGAAAATTGTCTTTAAGATTTTTTATCATAACGTCAACAAAAACAGAATATCCACCATCAAACTTATACGTGTTACCGGTTTTTCTATCACGAAGAGTAGATTTGTAAGGATCAAAACGTCCAATTCCTAAAAACTCTGTATTATTTTCCCAGTAACGTTTGATATACCTGTGATATCCAAGAGGACATGCCTCTCCATCCGTCAAAACAATACATTGAACTTTCTGTAGTTTATTATCTCTCTGAAACTTAGGAAGAATTTGATGAAGACAAACCAGAGCCTCATTAAGAGGTGTACCAGAGAGAGACATCTTCCTACCAATTTGATAATACATTTGATAGGGTTTGTCAAAATAAACTGCGTGACGCCATACGTTGAGCATCTGCTTCTCTAGTTCTCTTACTGAAGTCTTACTAGTAAGAATGTTCATCAAATTAAAATCATCATTAACGACAAGTTGATTTTCTTTCTTTTCGTAATGAGGAACAATATTTGCAGGATTACCGTCCTCAGGAATGAACCACTCATTTGTAAATGCATATACTTCAAAAGGAATACCAACTTTCTTACAAAACCACAGAAGATTAAACATCTGTTTGCAAGTGTCTAAGAGAGTATGTTGCATAGAACCACTCCAATCAAGCATAAACACTAATCCATGATTTTTGCCGTCCGCAAGTGTGGTTACCTTACGAAAGAGATCCTCATTATATTTGTAAGTATGAAGTTTAGTGCAATCAAGAATACCAGTGCGTGCTGTGGTGGCACGGGCATAAGAGTCTGCTGCTTTCTTACATTCAAACTCTTTTACAAGATAACTTACTTCTTTCTGTGCAGAGCGTTTGAATTGAAAATATTCACTATCAACTTTCTCAAAAATATCACATCCCATATCAGAACCAAGTTTTTCTTGATAATCAAATTTGGAGTCAATGTATTCATGAACAACCACATTTGAAGCGATGACGCTATCAAGGTTTACATTAGGAACCTCAACATATACATTTTCAGATCCATATTCTTCTACTAACCCCTTTATATTTTCTGAAAGAGAATCAGCAGTTTGAACCTCAGGTTCACTTCTCACATCACTTTCCCCTTGAGAGAAATCTTCAATCATCCCTTCGGGTTTAGATTCTTCACTTTGATCTTCTTGTTCTTCTTTTGATTCCTGCTGGGATTGAGGAGCATCAAGATTATTATTTTCAGGTTTATTAGATTGTTTACAATGTTTATATAATACTTCAGCAGCATCCAATGCTTCATCAAAAGTCTCACAATTTTGAATCATGAGAATAATTTCTTTCTCTTCATCGGTGAAAGAAAAATCTATAAAATTACCAATCTTAAAGTATAAATTTGCACGATCAGCAAGATTGAGATCAGAAATATTGCTGTCAGATATAGAGAAAAAGTCTTCTTCTTGTAATTCCTTATAGCCATGGTAGAAAGTTTTTAATAGTCCAGCATACTTACGTTTCATCAACTTTTCGATACGAGCATCTTCCACAACATTCACAAACTGAGGTGGAATTTTTTTCTTTTCTAACCAATTCTCATCAGGAGTAAAAAGTGCGTGTCCTACTTCATGTCCCACCAAAAGATCATATACAATATTACTTGCTTTGTCCCACATCGGAAGAGTCAAAACACGATCATGAACGTCAAACTGAGCAGTGGAAACCCTTCTGTGCTCTACCACCAGATCTTCTGTTGCAAGGAGTTTTGCAAGTTGTGATTTGATTTCATGCTTGACTGTCATAGGTTTCCCTGCTGATGCATCTATAATACTAAACCCCCGCCGAAGCGAGGGTTGCTGAGTGACAGTTCTCCTAGTGTCCCGTTTTCTTTGCTTTGGTTTACTCTAGTACTGATTTGCAGATTTTTTTACAGATGTGTTGACGTTCATCACACTCAATCAGGCAGTTGTAATAGTCGTTCAGAGCATCACTCTGATTGTTTACTGATGAGATAGTTGTTTGTAAGTGGTTCACACTCTGTTTCCAACCGGCTAGTTGATTATGTGAGATGATGTTATGCATGATACTCTCCAATACAATAAAATAATAACGAAGGAGACTTAGAGCATGGTTCTCTCCAATTCTGTTATTATTTAGTCAGCGTATGCTAACTTAATGAAGTTCTTGTTATACTTAACCTTTTCGTGATGTCACGCAATAGTTCTTAACTAACTATTCTACTAAACCCTTTTACTTTTTCAAACTTAATCAAATTTTCAAATTTATCAAATAAAGATTCTTTATGAGAGATAACAAAAATATTTGCATCCTTAATAACAAATCTAATAATTTTCAAAAATTCATCAGTACCAAATCCGTCAAGAGAACTGTCAAATACTTCATCCATTATCAGCAAATTGGTGTTTACTGAGTTTTTCATCCTTGCTACTTCCCTCCAGGTGAACAAAAGTGCTAGATCTATTCTCATCTTCTCTCCCTCGCTGAAAGAAGAATAGGAAAAATCCTCATGTATTGGGGACTTAACGGTTTCGTTAAATTCTTCATCAAGAGTAAAGTTAATATAAAAGTCCATCATCTGTAGATAACGGTTCACCTGCTGATTAATCAGAGGAAGATACTTCTTAATGATTTTTGTTTTAACTCCACCGTCCTTAAGCAAACTATACGAAAAATCGTAGTAGTTAATTGTGTCCTTTCTTGACGCTAAATCGTCAAATGTAGTTTTTAAATTGTCTTTGAAGGTTTCTAGCTTCTCATGTTCAGTATTTCGGTTTGCAAGTTGCTCGGTAAGCTCTTGAACTTCCGATTCCAGATTACTGATTTGTCTCTGACATCCAGTAATCCTAACATTGTTTTGAGAAATGCCATTCTGTAGTTTAGAAATCTCCTTTGAAAGGGTTGTAAATTGACGCTCTCGCTCCTGTTCCTCATTAATTGCCTCATCCAGATCTTTCAAACCAGATTGCAACTCTTTTGCTACATTTTGAGCGTCGTCAATCTTATTTATTCTGAAGTCCTCTTCGATTGATTGTGTACATGTAGGACAAACCGTATTCTCTGTGAAGAACTTATGCTCTTTTGTAAGCATTGCTGCTTTTTGAGTGATTTTACCCTTCAACCCACTCAATTTACGCAGTTTTTCTGTTGCACCAGTGACATATTCCTGTTCTTTAAGGTATCCAAACACCTTTTCTTCTGTCAAACCTACTTCTTTAAGGTAAAGATCAATCAATTTGTTTTGTTCAGTTACCTTTTCCTTATTTTTAGAGATATTTTCCTTACCCTGAGACTCCAATTGTTCAATAAAACGACTTTGCATCGCCACTTTGTCACTCAAAGACTCTTTTTTTAAATTCAAAGTCTTAATTTCGTCTTTTAGAACACTAATCTTACCTTTAATCACAGAATTCATGGAAGAAAATATCTTGATATCAAGCAAATCTTCAATAACTTCACGGCGATTAATTGCAGAGAGTTGCATAAAGGGCACAAAGGTGCTACTACCAAGAATTACAATCTGCGTAAACGATTTGTAGTTCATTTTTAGAACATTTTTCTCAAACCACTTCTGCTGATCGTTTGCTGCAGCGTCTTGATTTAATTGTTCACCATTACGATAAATTTGAAAAATGGCGGGTTTAATACCTCTTACCACTTTCCATAGAATGTTTCCTATAGAAAACTCAACTTCTACAACGCAATCTTTCTCATTAACCGTATTTGGTAGTAAGGGTTTATTAATCTTACGAAATGCTTTGCCAAAAAGAGAAAAGGTAAGAGCATCAAGAATTGTTGATTTACCAGCACCATTAGTGCCGATAATCATCGTATTACCGTTTTCGTTTAGTTTAACTTCAGTAAAGTGATTACCCGTTGAAAGAAAATTCTTCCAACGAATCTTCTCAAATAAAATCATATGTTTCGGTTTCTGGCGGAACTACGATGTCGTTCTTAGATATTATAGCATACTCACACTCATGAATGTGGCATGTTTTAAGCATTATATCATCTTCTACTTCAACAATATTCATATCTGGATATCCATGTTCATCTTCTAACTGCATGGCATAACGAGAAGCATCATCTTCTTCCTCAAATAAGTAGAGAATTTTTTCTCCAGACTCATCTACAACAGAGTAAGCTCCATGATCTTCCTTCCCCTCTACAGTTAGAATAAACATTAAATTAACTCACATGCCTCCTGGTAAGTTTTTCTCATAATGTCTTGAAGAATGGACTTATCAAGATTTATTTCCGCTTCTTGAATATATCTATCTAAAATAGACAGAGTGTCTTCTGACTCAAATACTTCAAACTCTTCAGGATCTCCCACCTCAAAATTTTCTACAGTTTTGAGATCAGCAACACCGACAGAGTACAATTTATCAATAAACTTTTCAAACTTTTTAGTGTTTGATTTTTTTCTAACGATAATTTTTACAATCTTATTCTCATATTCTCTTGCATCAAATGTTTGATAGTCATTATCTTCATAGAAGATATTATAGAACATTCTATATGGATTATCAATATGAGTATGCTCTAGAGTTTCAGTATCAAATATTGTAAAACCTCTAGTATCATTCACATCATTCCAAAACATCTCATACGGATTACCTAGGTAGAAGATTTTCTGATCATCCGATCTAGTGTGGTAGTGTCCCGAGAAGACCTTGGTGAACTTCTTAAATAATTTGCTTTCAAAACCATGCTCCATGACGCAGCCGCGATGAGCTCTAAATCCGCGTAGTTCAAGGTGCCCCATCGCGCACTTGCAACTTGTATTTTCAATAGCAGTGAAAGTGCTCTTACTATTATCTTCATTGATCCATGGAATAAAAAGAATTTTTAAATCACCTAACATTGCTTCTTCAGGAGAAGAATAAATGCGAACGTTGTTATATTCACGTAAAAGGAGATCTACAGCATTTACTTCGTTTGTATTTTTATAAAATGCAGTATGATTACCAACGATAGTATGAACGGTAATTCCCATTTGTTCAAGTCTATCGTAGTAATTATCTTTCGCCCATGCTAAGGCACCAAAGTTAATACCAGTGCGATTATCAAATGTATCACCCATATCTACAATTGTAGTGATACCATTATCCTCTAGATAGGGGAAGAAAATATCATTGTAGAATTTAAGAAAATAGTTGTGAAAGAGTTTAGAGTTTTTACGAGCACCAAAATGCTGATCAGTAATGATAGCAATTTTCATTAATACCGAAGTTTTGAGTGGACAGCATCCTTGATGGAATTATAGTTGGAATAGTTGTCTCCGTCAAGGGTATTGTTATCGTCAAACACCTCGCTGTATCCAGACTTCTCTAGAATCTTGTTTTTAATTTCTAACTGACGCTTCTCTCTTTGAATCCGTCTCAAAAAAGCGTAATGAATAATTTGTGTAAAATATGCAAATGGATTCTGAGACTTCTCAGGATTGAAATTATGAATATACTGCACACAATTTTCAATACCATCAGAAACCATATCATCCTTGAACATGTAGTTCACAAAATTTGGTTTGAATGATAAGTGAGTTGCAATTTTAAGAAAACACTCTCCAATATACCTTGGAATAGTTGGTTTAGTATCCCACCTTCTTGCTCTTTCTGACTTGTCTTGCTCTGAAAGAATCTTTCCAAATTTCTTTCTATATGAAACTTCGGATAATGTTCTATATTCAATCAGAGCAGCAAGAAACTCTTTATTATTAACATAATGTTCTGATCTTTTTCTTTTAGTCATGCCTGGTTGTATCATAACTATATCTCATCATTATGTATAAAGTATACCACTAAAACATATACTTGACAAGTATCTAAAAGTTGTGTAGAATAACTTTGTTGGGTTTGAAGAGACAGCTATAGCTTAACTACTTAATATCTTTACTAGAAGAACTATTATATAACTTCTCTAGTATTTCTCTTGCATCATTTACACTAGAAAGATATCCCATCTTTTTATCAAGTTTATGATTACTAGATCCAGAATTAGGATCGTTATCTGCTTTCCTTACATATTGTTGATGCATCATAATCATCTCAATATCTGTTGACTCAGACATTGTTAATACATCATTTAAATTTAAAAAGAACATATCATCACTACTAGTTCTTAACC